ACAGCTATAGGTGATCAAGCTCATTATAGTGCAACAATAGGTAGCAATAATATAAGCATTGGGTATAATGCTCAACCATCAGCTTTAAATGCTTCAAATCAAATAACTTTAGGTAATTCAAATATAAGCCTTTTAAGAATACCAGGATTAGGTTCAACAGATGGACATGTATTACAATATTCAAGCTCTTCTGGAGGAATTGTTCTAGCTGCAGCTGGTGGTGGTGGAGCAACAGATTTAAATGGGTTAAGTGATTGTTTAGTTGATACTGCTTCTTTATATGTTGGAGAAGTGCCAAGTGGCTTATCTGGAAATCCACAGTCTAATACTGTTCTTGGTATTGATGCTGGGGATTCTTTAACAAGTGCAGCTGGTAACACTTTATTAGGAAATCAATCTGGTAAAACCTTAACTGTTGGTGCTTATAATACATTTATTGGTATGCGTGCTGGTGGATTAGGTTATTCATCAGTTAGTAATGTTGTTGCGATAGGAGCAAGCGCTGGTAGAAGCACTAATAGTGGTAACGATTCTGTGTTAATAGGAAATGAGGCTGGGGTATCAAATACTGGAACATCTGCAATAGCTATTGGCCTTGAATCAGGTAGAGTTAATAGTGCAACAGGAACTATTTCAATAGGACATCAAGCAGGTTACTCAAACACTTCTGGTTTAGGCAACATAAACATAGGCTACCAAGCTGGATATTCTAATACAACCAACGCAGATAGAACTATAATTGGTTACGAAGCTGGGGAATTTAACACTGGCGCTGCAAACACATTTTTAGGATTAGCTGCTGGTAAAGGTTCTTCTGGTAGTAGTACTGGTTCTTACAATACAGCTATGGGTAAAGAAGCTGGTTTATCACTTACCTCTGGTGGTCAAAATGTATTAATAGGTAGTTCTGCGGGAGACAGTATTACATCAGGTAATAATAATATTGTTATCGGTTACGAAGCTGATACTAGTGCTGGAAATGTTTCTAACACAATAACATTAGGTGGAGCGAGTAATAATTTACTTAGAATACCAGGTCTTGGATCTACAGATGGCCATGTGCTTACATATGAAGCTTCTTCAGGTGGTATTGTATTAAAAGCCGCTGGCGGTGGAGGTATAGATGGTAGTGGAACAGCAAGTTATATTCCAAAGTGGAGTGATTCAGATACTTTGACAGATAGTGGTATTTATGACTCTGGAACTAACATTGGTATCGGTACAGCAACTCCAAGCGCAAGGTTACAAGTAATTGGAACTAGCACACCTGCTAAATTTTATTACAATAGTAGTTTTACAAATGCTCAATACACCGCGGTCAATATTGGTATGATGACTAGTGGTACAATAGCTGATGGTTTCGGACCTAAACTTACATTTAGGACGGGTGGTAATGGTTTTGATGGTTATGCAGCTGCGGATATTGGAACAAAAAGAAATGGGGCTGATAACACGCATGATCTTACTTTTGCTACAAGCACAGGTGGTTCAATGACCGATAAAATGATTATAAAAAACAACGGTTACGTTGGAATAGGTACTACTAGCCCTTCAGCTAAATTAAGTATAGAAGGTACTACCGGTACAACAAGTAGTAATTTGTTGACAATAAAGTCTAATACTTCTTTTCCTTTTGGACCTATTCATATTGTAGATTTTATAAACAGCTCTGGTTCAACTGTAGGAAGAATTCTTATGAATACTTCGTCAGTAACATACTCTACCTCTTCTGACTATAGATTAAAAGAAAATATAGATGAAATATCTAACAGTATTAATAGAGTTAAGCAATTAAAACCTAAAAGGTTTAACTTTATAGGCGAAGCAGATAGAACTGTTGATGGATTTTTAGCGCATGAAGTAGCTGAAGTAGTCCCACACGCTGTTGACGGAGAAAAAGACGCTATAGATTCAACGGGTAAACCTATTTACCAAGGTATTGATCAAAGCGCTATTGTACCTCTGCTAACAGCAGCATTACAAGAAGCAATAGCTAAAATAGAAGATTTAGAAACAAGAATACAAGAACTAGAAAATAAATAAATTATGATTACATATAGTTGGAATTGTAAAACAGTAGATTGTTATCCTCAACAAGACAACGAAAATAATGTAGTATATAAAGTACACTGGCGAGTAACTGCCATTTCAAGCGAATTAAATACTGAAGGTCAACCTTATTTAGCGGATAGTATTGGTACACAAACGTTAGACACTGGTGATATTACAGATTTTATACCTTTTGAAGAGTTAACAAATGATGAAGTTACTGCTTGGACTAAATCAGCAATTGGAAATGAGCAAGTTGAGCAAATTGAATCTGGGCTTGAATATGAAATAAACTCTTTAATTACACCTAAAAGCATTACTCTTACTATAGAGTAACTATTACTTATAACATAATAACAAGGGTAAAAAAACAAAAAAACGAGTAATAATACAAACATACCAATTAAATATATTATTAAGTTAAATTAAATTAAATTAAATTATGTCAGACAAAATTGTCAAGAACCTTAATTTTGGTGAAAACGCCAAAAACACGGTTTTTAAAGGTATAGAAAAACTAACAAAAGCTGTTAGTTCTACATTAGGCGCAAGCGGTAAATGCGTTATTTTAGAAGACGGTAGTGGTAAACCTGTTATTACTAAAGATGGTGTAACAGTTGCAGATTCTATCGTTTTATTAGATCCAGTAGAAAATATGGGTGCAACGCTTTTGAAAGAAGCAGCTCGTAAAACAGTAAAAGAAGCTGGTGACGGAACAACAACAGCAACAGTGTTAGCTCATTCAATACTAAAGGAAGCTTACAAGTTAAACAATGAATATAATAGTAGAGATTTAAAAAACGGTATTAATAATGCTACAGAAAGAGTAGTTAAGTACCTAGAAAAAAACTCTATAAAAGTTACAGGAGACATGATTGACTCTGTAGCTACTATATCAACAAATAACGATCCAGTTTTAGGGAAAGTTATTGCAGATGCTTTTAGATCTGTAGGTGAAACAGGTGTAGTAATAATGGAACCTACTAGCGAATCTGAAACCTACGTAGACGTTGTAGAGGGTATACAGTATGATAAAGGACTTACAAACTCTAACTTTGTAACAAACAAAGCTAATAAAACAGCTGAACTAGAAAACCCATTAGTTTTGTTAATTGATTCACCTGTTGAAAGCATTAGACAAATACAATCAGTATTAGAGTATGTAATTAAAAACAACAAACCTTTATTGATTATAGCAGACATAGAGCAACCTGTTCTATCTGCATTAGCTATGAACAAAGTAAAAGGTAATATAAAAGTAAACGTTATAAACGCACCTACTTTTGGTATAAGTAAAAAAGACATGTTAACTGATTTGTCTATGCTTACTGGAGCTACAATCATAAATGAAGATCTTGGAGATGATCTTGATTTAATATCTGTAGATAAGTTAGGTGAATGCGTAAAGAGTATTACTAGTGATCAAGAAACTATTATACAGGTTAAAGAAGTATCTGAAGAAGTAAACGAGATTATTAGTAAAATAAAAGAGCAATTAGAAACTGAAAAATCTCCTGCTCAAGTTATAAGACTTGAAAAACGTCTTGCTCGTTTATCTGCTAAAGTAGCAGTTGTTAAGGTTGGAGCAAATTCAGAGATCGAACTTAAAGAAAAAACAGATAGAGTAGAAGATGCTATCTGTGCTACTAAAGCCGCAATAAAAGAGGGTATAATACCAGGTGGAGGTATTGCTTTGCTTAACGCGTCTACTAATACAAAAGCTAAAAATGAAGGTGAAGAAGTTTTGCTTAACGCTATAAAAGCACCTTACGAAACTATTTTAACTAACGCAGGTCTTGAAGTTGTTTATCCTCAAATAAAAAATAGAGGTTTAAATGTGGTTACAGGAAAAGACGTGAATATGGTACGAGCAGGTATTATTGACCCATTACTGGTTACTAAAAGTGCTCTTAGAAACGCGGCTTCAGTAGCAACTACAATATTATCTACAGATTGTGTAATCAATAATTTAAGAGTTGGAGATGAAAGCAATAGGTAGAAACTTAATAATAAAAAAGATAAAAGAAGGGACCACTAAAACAAAAGGTGGTCTGCTTCTTGCTGAATCTCATAGAGATGATATAAGATATATAGAAGCTAGTGTAACCTCTATTGGAAATGATGTAGTGGGTGTAAAAGAAAATGATAGAATATTTTTTGACAAACACGCTGGTCATAAAATAGAAATAGGTAAAGACATTTATCACGTTATTAAGCTAGAAGATATAGTTGTTGTTTTATGAAAAGGCTAGAAGCAAGAGATGTAAAAGATATGAACTTGCTAAAACATTACCGTATAATACGCAAATGGGCTTGCAAAAACAACAACCTTAATGATGCTGAGTTAGAGCTTCTAATATATCTTGATTGTATGGAATATTTTTCTAAACAAGACTTTAAAATAGGTACTTATTCTTACAGCTGGGATAATAGACGTTGGAATAAGCTTTTAAAATCTGGTTGGATAAAGGTTTGGAGACATAGAAATAGAACTACTCAAAAATATAATATATATCAAGTTTCTTTTCAATGTAAACAACTTATAAATAGAATGTACAGGATAATGCTAGGCGAAGAAGATATACCGACTAGTTCAAGAAGAAACAAAATAATAAGCGGTAATAGTTATACGGATAAAGTTTTAACTACGGCCATATATAACGTTAACAAAGATAAAAAAAGATAACTATGCCTACTTATAAGCAAGATTTAAAAGCTACAACAGGTAATGCACCTACAATGTATATTGACCCTGTTACTGGACAAGAGATTCCAAACCAACAATTAACTTATGCTACACCTGTTCCAGGAAATCAAATGGGTGTTGCTAAACCATTATTTAACGACTCAGTTACGGCTGCAGGTAATAAAATTTTTGGTAACGTAGATCAAAGACAAAGATCTCTACAAAATCAAGCAGGTGTTATTCAATCTCCAATGTATTTTAAAGATCAAACAGGTGATGGTAAAATAACGAAAGCTGATGTTATAAAAGCTAGAATAGAAGGATATAAAAAATAAATAAATAAATTATGGCAAAAAAAGCAACAAAAGCTGATACTAACGCTGGTGGCGTAGTTGGTGAAAATACAATATGGGACGGTCCATTAAGTCAAGTTGGTAGACCTCACGGTAAAGGATCTAGTAGTGGTATTAATGGTATGAAATTAAAGTTGGATAGTGTAAACTATTCCGCTGGACCTATTACACAAAAAGCAAAAAAATAAAAGATGGGTTCTTTCAGCGATATAAAACTTTATACATTAAACACAAGTGTATTAGCTATTTCGCTAGCCAATGTTGATGTAGTATTAAAGTTAGCTTTATTATCTATATCTATTGGTTACACCGTGCAAAAATGGTATTACTTGAATAAAAATAAAAAATAGATGGCAAAGTTAGATAAATCTAAAATGGCTTGTAATAAGCCAAAGAAAACTTCTAGTCACCCTACTAAATCACACGTCGTTAAAGCTTGTGAAGGCGGTAAGGAGAAAATAATTAGATTTGGACAACAAGGAGTTACAACTGCAGGTAAACCTAAAAAAGGTGAATCAGCTAAGCAGAAGGCTAGACGTGCTAGTTTCAAAGCTAGACACGCTAAAAATATTAAAAAAGGTAAAATGTCTGCCGCTTGGTGGGCTGATAAAGTTAAATGGTAAAATTAAAAAGTCATGAACAAAGGTAGAAAATACGATTACAAAGAAGCTTATAACAAAAATCTAACAGCTAAAGCTAGGTTACATTATTTAGAGAACGCTAGACACGATGCTGATTCTCCTGCAAAGATGGAATCTGCTAAAACAGAAAAAAAGAACTTACTTAAATACAACCCAGTTGTAAACAAAGCATCAGGATCTTTTATGTCTAAACACTCTCAGTCAGGTTTTGCTTCTCCAATTAAGAAAAAAGGCTGCAAAAAGTACTAATATGAGTTTTAAACTTAAACCACCATTTGAGTGTGATAATACTCCCATATATCAAACCGATATGGAAGAAGGTGTTTTAGGTATGGCTAATAATAATGGTACTATACTAATAAATAAATACTTGAGTCCAGCTAAAGCCAAGGAAGTTATAAAACATGAAAAAGTACATATTGATCAGATAAAACGTGGAGATCTTAATTATGACGATAATAATGTTTATTGGAAAGGTAAAAAGTATTCTAGAAAAAATATGAAAGAAGGGGCTAAAAATTTGCCCTGGGAAAAAGAAGCATATAATAAGGTATGAAAAAAATATTCGAATGGCTAACAGGTGGTGTTATTAAGGAAGTTGGTAATGTAATCGATAAAATTACAACTACGAAAGAAGAAAAACTAGAGGCTCAAAGAAAAATACAAGAAATATTAGAGAAAGCTGATAACGAAGCTCAATCACAAGTAACTGATCGTTGGAAAGCTGATATGGCTAGCGATAGCTTTTTATCTAAAAATATAAGACCTATAGTTTTAATATATTTAACTTTTATATTTACGGTTTTATCTTTTGCTGATGGTAATATAGGTGGTTTTAAAGTAGATGAAGCTTATACACCTATTTTTCAGTCTTTACTGATAACAGTATACGGTGCTTATTTTGTAGGTCGTACCTGGGAAAAGAATAAAAAATCAAGTGATAATAGTAATAAATAAATAAAAAAATGTACAAAAACGTAATTACATCAGAAAATACTTCAAATAATCATAAGGAGGTTATTACTTCACAAGTACCAGATCAATTATTAAAGATAGGTTCTGATGAAAACGTAGAAGCAATCAAAGAACACTTTAAGTGGGTTTTAGCAAATGACTTTTATAAAGATGAGTTAAGTGCTGAACAAATTGCAGAAATGGAAAGCTATCTACCAAGTAATTATCAAGATGAATACGAAGATTTACCGGTGTAGAAAAGTAAAATATAGTGTAACTATATAACTGTACAATAATTAAATTAAATCAAAATGAGTAAAATCAAAAAAGAACAATTAGAAAAAATTCAAGAACAACAAAGTAGGTTGCAAAGTATTTTAGTCGAGATAGGTGTAATGGAAGTTCGTAAACACGAAGCTACACACGCACAATCTGTTTTATCTCAAGAAATAGAGGCAACTAAAAAAGAACTTGAAGAAGAATATGGAGCTATTAACATTAATATGCAAGATGGCTCTTACACTATTATTGAAAAAGAAGAAGACGATGACACAGATCTAACTGTGGTTAAATCTGAGAACTAATGAGTAGTGTAATTAGAAAAATAAGTATAGGTTCTGATTACAAAAATGATGCAATGCATTATGCTGTAGGTCAACAGGTTTATGGAGGTCATGAAATATCTCATATACTTCATAATGAATCTAATGACTCTTACAGTATTCACATCAAGAAAAACAACGAGATATTGCCATGGAAGAAGTTTAATTCTAACATGGCTGTATCTGTTGAGTATGATTTAACATATTAATGAAAAGTTTATTTGACTTTATCGTAAAGCCAGTTAATAAACGTTACGATACTGAAATTAAAATAGGTGACAAAAGCCTTATAACTAATACTAATACAGAAGACTTTAGAGCGGTAAGTAATACAGCAGAGGTTATATCTACACCATCTGCTTATTCTACTTCAATTAAAAAAGGTGATATAATAATTATACATCACAACGTTTTTAGAAGTTTCTTTGATATTAGAGGTAAACGAAAAGATAGTAGATCTAAATTTATTGATGATTTATATTTTTGTTCACCTGACCAAATCTACTTGTATAAAAGTGATAGTAATTGGAAAGCCTTTCAAGATAGGTGTTTTATAAAACCCTTATTAGATAACAATGATCTAACGCTTGACAAAGAGAGAAAGCTTATAGGAATACTAAAATATGGTAATAGTTCCTTAGAAGCTATTAAAATCGTTCCTGGTGACCTAGTAGGTTACACACCTTATGGTGAGTTTGAATTTATAATAGACGACGAGCGATTGTATTGTATGAAATCAAATGATATTGTAATTAAGTATGAACGTAAAGGAGACGAAAAAGAGTATAATCCAAGCTGGGCAAAGAGCAGTTGAAGAATTAATAAAAGTAGCTAAAGAAGCTATTGTTGATTCTGATGATGATATTTCTGCAGATAGATTAAAAAATGCTGCAGCTACTAAAAAGCTAGCTATATTTGATGCTTTTGAAATACTCAAACGCATTGAAGATGAAGAAAACATACTTAATGATAGACCTAGTGAAAAGAAAGAAAAAGCTTTCAAGGGGTTTGCTGAAGGAAGATCTAAGTAATGTACGAGCAATCATTATATAAAATATTACCTGATTATATTAAGCCTAAAATAATAAATAAAAAAAATAGGTATAATAAGTGGGAGTACGGCTACAACGAGGAGTTTGATATTGTTGTAATAAGTAAAACTGGTAAGATCGGTGATATATACGAGATACAAAACTTAAAAATAGCTTTACCAAAACAAAAAGATGTTCACGAGTTTGAAGAAAATAAATGGAAACCTTTTGAATATCCTAAAGAACTACAGAGAATAAAAACTATATTTGATTGGAAAACATACGACGAAAGTTTTAAAGAAAAATGGTACGATTATATAGATAATGAGTTTAAACGTCGTGAACAAGGTTTTCATTTTAAAAACAATAATAAACCTACTTATATTACTGGTACTCATTATATGTATTTACAATGGAGTAAAATAGATGTAGGTAATCCAGATTTTAGAGAGTCAAATAGGTTATTTTTTATTTTTTGGGAAGCTTGCAAAGCTGATAAAAGATGCTTCGGTATGTGTTATTTAAAAAATAGACGTTCTGGATTTTCTTTTATGGCGTCTGGAGAAACAGTAAACGAAGCAACAATATCTAGTGATTCAAGATTTGGTATATTATCAAAATCAGGTCCTGACGCAAAGAAAATGTTTACAGATAAAGTTGTGCCAATATCAGTTAATTATCCTTTCTTTTTTAAACCTATACAAGATGGTATGGATCGTCCAAAAACAGAGCTTGCTTATAGAGTTCCAGCATCAAAGCTTACAAGACGAAACATAACCTCTACAGATAGACCAGAAGAATTACAAGGACTTGACACAACTATAGATTGGAAAAACACAGGTGACAACTCTTACGATGGTGAAAAACTAAAGCTATTAGTTCACGATGAAAGCGGTAAGTGGGAAAAACCTAACAATATACTAAATAATTGGCGAGTAACAAAAACTTGTTTACGATTAGGTTCTAGAATTATTGGTAAGTGTATGATGGGTTCAACATCAAACGCTTTAGATAAAGGAGGTGATAACTTTAAAAAACTTTATTATGCTTCAAACGTCGAAAAAAGAAACCGTAACGGACAGACTAGTTCGGGATTATATTCTTTGTTCATACCTATGGAATGGAATTACGAAGGATTCATCGATTCTTATGGCTTACCTGTATTCGAAACACCAACTAAAAAAACATATGGACCATTCGGCGACGAAATAACTCAAGGTGTTATTGAGCATTGGCAAAATGAAGTTGAAGGTTTAAAGGAAGATCAAGATGGATTAAATGAATATTATAGACAGTTTCCAAGAACAGAGGAACATGCTTTTAGAGACGAGGCAAAAGAGTCTATTTTTAATCTAACTAAAATATACGAACAAATAGATTATAACGCTGATTTACATAATACATCAGCGGTAACAACTGGTAGTTTTCAATGGGAAAATGGTATTAAAGATACAAGGGTTTTATTCTACCCTAATAAAGATGGTAGATTTAAAATATCTTGGATTCCTCCAGCAAATTTACAAAACAAAATAGCTATTAAAAACGGTATTAAATATCCTGCTAATGATCACTGTGGTGCTTTTGGATGCGATAGTTATGATATATCCGGTACAGTTGATAAAAGAGGTTCTAATGGATCTCTACATGGATTAACAAAGTTTTCAATGGAAAACGTACCACCAAATTTATTTTTTTTAGAGTATATAGCTAGACCACAAACAGCTGAAATATTTTTTGAAGACGTTTTAATGGCTTGCGTATTTTACGGCATGCCAATATTAGCCGAAAATAATAAGCCTAGATTATTGTATCACTTTAAGAGAAGGGGTTATAGAGGTTACTCAATGAATAGACCAGATAAAATATATAATAAACTATCTGTAACAGAAAAAGAAATAGGTGGAATACCAAACTCTAGTGAAGATATGAAGCAAGCCCATGCTGCAGCAATAGAGTCTTACGTTGAGGAATATGTTGGTAACACACCTAATGGGTATGGTAATATGTATTTCCAAAGAACACTAGAAGATTGGGCTAAATTTAATATTAATAATAGAACTAAACACGATGCATCTATTAGTTCTGGTTTAGCTATAATGGCTTGTAACAAAAATAGGTATACACCTGTTGCTAAAAAAGAATACAAAAAAATAGACTTAGGTATAAAACGATACGATAACAGTGGAACATCGTCAAAAATTATAAGATAAATGAAAGTATACACTAATACTAACAGCTCTTTTCCTAGCCAAGTAGTTAGCGATGAAGTAAAAGCAAGTTTAGACTACGGGATTCAAGTTGGTAGAGCTATTGAAGGAGAGTGGTTTCAAGAGGGTCGTTCTGGAAACAGATACGCTCAAAGTTATAGTAATTTTCATCAATTAAGATTATATGCTAGAGGTGAACAGTCAATAGCTAAGTACAAAGATGAGTTGTCAATTAACGGTGATTTGTCTTATTTAAATTTAGACTGGAAACCAGTACCTGTTATACCTAAGTTTGTAGATATAGTTGTAAACGGTATGTCCAATAAGTCTTATGATATTCAAACAGTAGCACAAGATCCTTTTTCTATAGAACAAAAAACTAAGTATGCTACTGCTGTTGCTAGAGATATTAATATGAATCAAGTTTTACAAGGTTTTAAAGATAACCTAGGTATAGACCTGTATAATGTTCCAGACCCAGTAGATTTACCATCAAGTAAAGAGGAACTTGATTTGTATATGCAAATGAGTTATAAGCAAACAGTTGAAATAGCTGAAGAAGAGCTTATAGATAACACATTAGCGTTAAACAGATATGATGAAACAAAAAGAAGATTAGCTTATGATTTAACAGTACTAGGTATATGTGCTACTAAAACAAGTTTTAATCAAGCTGAAGGTATTAAAGTAGAGTATGTAGATCCAGCTTATATGGTTTACTCATACACAGAAGATCCAAACTTTGAAGATATATATTATGTCGGTGAGGTTAAATCCATAACAATACCTGAACTAAAAAAACAGTTTCCAAATATATCCGATGAAGAACTTGAAGCTATTCAAGAAATGCCTGGTAATTCTCAGTATATAACAGGTTGGGGTAATTATGACTCTAACACTGTACAAGTAATGTATTTTGAATATAAAACATACCAAGATCAAGTTTTTAAAATAAAGAAAACTGACAATGGTTTAGAAAAAGCTATAGAAAAATCAAGCGATTTCAACCCACCAGCTAATGATAATTTTGAAAGAGTTTCTAGAACTATAGAGGTTTTATATACTGGAGCTAAAGTGTTAGGAAATAATCACATGCTAGAGTGGAAGCTTGCTGAGAATATGACAAGGCCAGCTGCTGATTCTACAAAAGTAGAAATGAATTATTGTATTTCAGCTCCTAGAATGTACAAAGGTAGAATTGAGTCTATTGTTAGTAGAATTACTGGTTTTGCTGATATGATTCAATTAACTCATTTAAAGCTACAACAAGTAATGTCTAGAATAGTACCTGATGGTGTATTTTTAGATATGGATGGTTTAGCTGAAGTAGATCTAGGTAATGGTACAAATTATAATCCAGCTGAAGCACTAAATATGTATTTCCAAACAGGTAGCGTTGTAGGTAGATCACTTACACAAGATGGTGGTATGAATGCTGGTAAAGTTCCAGTTCAAGAACTAGCTTCATCATCTGGCCAAGGAAAAATACAAAGTTTAATTGGCACTTATGAGTATTATTTAAAAATGATCAGAGATGTCACTGGACTTAATGAAGCAAGAGATGGTTCTATGCCTGATAAAGATGCTTTACTTGGTTTGCAAAAATTAGCTGCTAACGCTTCTAACACAGCAACTAAACATATACTAAATTCTTTATTATATGTTAGTCTTAGAGTTTGTGAAAATATTAGTTTAAAAGCTGCAGACGTTCTAAAAAACCCAATGCTTAGAAACTCTATGGCTAATTCTATAAGTACATTTAATGCTAATACGTTAGAAGAGCTTGTTAATTTACAACTACATGACTTTGGTATATATTTGCAATTAGAACCTGAGGAAGAAGATAAAGCTAAGTTAGAACAAAATGTTCAGATGGCTATACAAACTGGAGCTATATCTTTGTCAGACGCTATAGATATTAGAGAGATTAAAAACATAAAATTAGCTAACAAGTTTTTAAAACTTAGACAACAGCAAAAAATACAACTTGAACAACAACAAGCACAAGCTAACATACAAGCACAAGCGCAAGCAAACGCTCAAGCTAGTGAAGCCGCTGCTATGGCTGAAGTTCAAAAGCAACAAGCATTAACCCAAGAAAAAGTCAGTATAGAGCAAGCTAAATCTCAATTCGAAATACAACGTATGCAGACTGAAGCTCAAATAAAAAGAGAGTTAATGGCTGAAGAGTTTAATTACCAAATACAATTAGCACAAGCAAGAGCTAACGCTGAGAGAGAAAAAGAAAAAGAAATAGAAGATCGCAAGGACGAAAGAACAAGAATACAAGCAACACAACAATCTGAAATGATAGCTCAAAGACAAAACGATGAGCTACCTAAAAACTTTGAATCCGCTGGATTTGATAATCTCGGAGGTTTTGGACTAGAACAGTTTGAACCTCGTTGAGAATAAATTTTTAACTATTTAATTATATTATATTATGTCACAAGAAAAACAAGAGGGAGAGTTTTCTTTAAAAGGTAAGAAAACTAAACCGAAAAATTTAGGTAAAACACAAGAAGGACCTATTAAAGTAAACTTATCTACTCCAGTTGAAAAACAAGTAGCAGAAGAAGAAAAAGATGTTACTAGAGTAGTAATTGGTTCTGAAGAAAAACAACCAGAAGAAAATGCCAATACAGAGCAAGAAACAACAGAAGTGGTTGCAGATAAACAAACCGGAGTTGTACAAGAAGTGGGTGAAGAAGTATCATCAGGGGAAAGCACCGTTCAAGATGAAGGTCCAATCATCCAAGAAATAACTGAGGAAGAAGTAGAGAAAGTTGAAAAACTAGAAAACGAATTAGATAAAGCTATAGACAATAAAGATAATAGTGGAACAAAACTACCTGAAAATATTGAAAAACTAGTTTTATTTATGGAAGAAACTGGTGGTAGTATCAGCGACTATGTTAGACTAAACGCTGACTATTCTAATGTTGACAACAATACACTACTTAAAGAATATTACAAAAAAACAAAACCTTACTTAGACAGTGAGGATATAAGTCTCTTAATTGAAGATTTTTCATATGATGAAGATATAGATGAAGAAAGAGATATACGCAAGAAAAAACTTGCATTTAAAGAAGAAGTTGCAAAAGCCAAAAACTTTTTAGAGGAAACTAAGAGTAAATATTACGATGAGATCAAGTTGAGACCAGGCGTAACTCAAGACCAACAAAAAGCAATGGACTTTTTTAACAGATATAATGAACAACAAACAGTAGCTGAGCGACAGCATGAAGAATTTAAAAACCAAACTAAAAAACTTTTCAACGAAGACTTCAAAGGTTTTGATTTCAATTTAGGTGAAAAAAAATTTAGATATGGTGTTAAAGATCCTTCAAAAGTTGCAGAAAGACAATCAAACATTAATAATCTTGTAGGGAAGTTCCTTAATGAAGATGGTAGTGTAAAAGATCCGATTGGCTATCACAAGGCTATGTATGCTGCTTCAAATGTTGACACTATTGCAAATCATTTTTACGAACAAGGTAAAGCTGACGCTGTAAAAGAAGTTATTAGTAATTCTAAAAACCCTAGTTCAGCGCCTAGACAAACACCTCAAGGTGAGTTTAAAAATGGTATAAAAGTAAAAGTGTTAAACAACGATGCACTTAGCGCATCAAAACTAAAGATTAAAAAAATAAAAATTTAACATTTAAAACTATTTAAAAAAATGGCTTTATCACCAACATTCGGTTCAATTAAACCGAGTCAAAAACAACAATTATTGTCTGACAACTATTTAAGTTTTACAGACGGATCAGGTAACGACTTTGCACAACAATATCTACCTGAAATATATGAACAAGAAGTAGAGCGTTACGGAAACAGAACTCTTTCTGGATTCTTACGCATGGTAGGAGCTGAAATGCCTATGACTTCTGACCAAGTAGTATGGTCTGAGCAAAATAGATTACATGTAGCTTATGACAATGTAACTAAAACTGCTGCAGGAAATACTTTAACTTTCGCTTTAAACGCTACTGCTGGTAATAGCTTTGTTGCTAATGTAATTTCACCAAACCAAACTATCGTAGTTTTAGATCCTGCTACAGGAGCTGAAGTAACTGCTTTAGTTGAATTAAGTGTTAACACATCAGCTGTCCTAGCTACACTTACAGTTGCTACTTATACAGGTGCTGATCTTGACGCTACTTTTGGCGCTGGTGCAGTAACTGGTCTTAAAATCTTTGTTTATGGTTCTGAATTCAAAAAAGGAACTGGAGACGTAGATCTTAAATCAATTACTCCTTCTTTCACTCAATTTTCTAATTCACCTATCATCATCAAATCTAAATACGCTATTTCTGGATCTGATGCTGCACAAATTGGTTGGGTTGAAGTTGCTACTGAAGATGGAACAGGAGGTTATTTATGGTACTTAAAAGCTGAGTCTGAAACTAGACTACGTTTTGAAGACTATTTAGAAATGTCTGTAGTTGAAGGAACTAAAGCTGCTGCTGGATCTGGTGTTGCTGCTATTGCTGGAGACGTTAAGTACAAAGGAACTGAAGGTCTTTTCGCTGCTATCAAATCAAGAGGAAACACTTTCTCTGCGTTTGCACCTGCTGCTGGAGTTTTAACTGACTTTGATGCTATTCTTAAAAATCTTGATACTCAAGGAGCTATTGAAGAAAACATGCTTTTCGTAAATAGACAACTTTCTTTAACTATCGACAACATGTTAGGTGGTGTATCAAGTGGAGCTAACGGTGGTGTTGCTTATGGATTATTTGAAAATTCAGAAGATATGGCACTTAACCTTGGTTTCTCTGGATTTAGAAGAGGTTCTTATGACTTCTATAAAACTGACTGGAAATACTTGAACGATGCTTCAACTCGTGGAGCTGTTGCAGATGCAGGTATCGAAGGTGTATTAGTACCAGCTGGAACTTCTACAGTTTATGACCAAATTTTAGGAACTAACATCAGACGTCCATTCTTGCACGTACGTTATAGAGCGTCTCAAACTGATGACAGAAGAATGAAATCTTGGTTAACTGGATCTGTTGGAGGAGCTTACACTTCTGATCTTGATGCAATGGAAGTACACTTCCTATCTGAAAGATGTTTATGTGTTCAAGGTGCTAACAACTTTGTAATCTTTACTGACTAAGAGTAAATTATTGTAATTACTACCCTCGTTGAACTGACGGGGGTAATAATTACTCTTATATTTTTTATTAACATTTTTATTATATTATATTATGGCTACAAAAGCTAAACAAGCAACAGAAAAAATTGAGGTTGCGCCTCAAACAGTTAGTGCTAAAAAAGTACAAACAAAACAAGAACCTGCTAAACCAAAGTGGGAAATTAAAGATAGAACCTATATTTTAAAAGGTGCATACACTCCATTAACTCATACTTTAGCATCGAGACATTCTGCTAGATTTCCTTTGTTATGGTTTGATGAAGAAACTGGAGAACAAAAAGAATTAAGATATGCTACAAATCAAAACTCACCACTTGTAGAAGAACAAAAAGGTGAAGCAACTCTTGGGCATATTATATTTGATAACGGTACTTTATTTGTACCTAAGCAAAAACAAAATTTACAAAAACTTTTATCTATTTACCATCCAGCGTTAAACAAAAAATATTATGAGTTTAATAAGGTTGAAATAGCTGAAAATGAGCTAGATGATTTAGAGCTAGAAATAGATGCTTTAAATGCTGCAAAATCTATGGATATAGATCAAGCTGAAGCTATATTAAGAGTAGAGATTGGATCTGAAGTAACTAAGATGACTAGTAGAGAAATAAAAAGAGACTTACTTATGTTTGCAAAACACAATGCGTCTTTATTTCTTGATTTAGCTAACGATGAAAACGTACAACTTAGAAACTTTGCTATTAAAGCCGTAGAAGCTAATATAATTAACTTAGCTGGTGACCAAAGAACATTTACTTGGGCTACAAACGGTAAAAAATTAATGACAGTTCCATTTGATGAACATCCATACTCAGCTATGGCTGCTTTCTTTAAAACAGATGAAGGTTTAGAAGTTTTTAAATCTATAGAGAAAAAACTCTCATAACATGTAATACTAATATATAGGAGATCACTTATGTGGTCTCCTCTGTATTATAATAAAAAAATAACAAATGGCAATAAATGTAGATACGGTTTACAAAACAGTCTTATTGATATTAAATAAAGAACAAAGAGGTTATATGACACCTGATGAGTTTAATAAGATAGCTACTCAAGTTCAACTTGAAACTTTTGAAAATTATTTTGAGAGTTTAAACCAACAACTACGAGTGCCAGATAACGACAGTGAATATGCTGATCGTATAAAAAACATTGAAGAAAAAATATCTATATTTAAAAAATATGCAGCTACTACTTATTCAGTAGATCACTTCACTTTACCTGCAGATTTATATAGACTAGGTACAGTTGTGTATAAAGACGAAACAGAAGCTCAACTAATTCAAAGAAATGATCTTCTATACGTCAACCAATCACCATTAACAAAACCCACAGACAAATATCCATTGTATTTATACGAAGATAATAAGCTATATTTAAAACCAGCTAGTATAAATTCTAATATTAGTGTTTCTTATGTAAAAAAACCTGCTGATGTTATATGGAATTTTACGATACCTCAATTTCAAAACTATTATCAGTTTGACGCGGCTAATTCAACTAATTTTGAGTTAGATGTATCAGAGCAACCTGAAGTAATTGTAAAAATACTATTGTACGCGGGAGTTGTTGTAAAAGATTATAACTTAGTAAACTTAACAGCTCAAGAAATACAATCAGAAGAAATAAATCAAAAAAGCTAATAAACTATGCCTACACCTAATGGAGGTTTAATAACCGAAAACAATCGCCAATATTACGCTGGATCGCAAAGCTTCTTAAGTGTTAGTGGATCAGGGCAAGCATTTACTACCACTTTTGATACAGATTTAGTTTTTGGTAGTTACAATCCTACAGAAACTAATTACGCTTTAAACAACTTTAAATTATATACAGCTGCTGCTGGTGCTTTAGTTTATACTGAATATACTTCAGCTTACACAGTTGTTGGTAACACTATAACCATAACAGGTGCTTTATCCGCTAACACTGCTGTTGTAGTTCAATTAAAATCAGTTGAAGGTGGAAATTATGGTAATAGAGATGCTTATGGTAATACTGTTGAAGAAAACTGGGGATCATACTCTTATACTAAGCTAGACGATGTAATAACTAACTTTATGGTTGCTTATGTTGGTACTGGTAAAATTATATCAGATGTAAAAAGAACTGATGTAGTTTTCTTTGCAAAAAGAGCAATGCAAGAATTTAGTTATGATACGTTAAAAAGTATAAAGTCTCAAGAATTAACTATACCACCTAGTCTTAGCGTGCCTATGCCACAAGATTATGTGAATTATGTTAACATGTCTTGGGTTGATAATTCAGGTATAAAACATATAATATATCCTACCACATTAACAAGCAATCCTTATGAAAATCCAGTGCAAGACGCGCAAGGCATCCCTACTCAAGGAAACTTTAACCAAAACTTAGAAGGAACATCGTTAACTGAAAAACGTTGGGACGAAAACGGAATTGGTGTTATAAATAACCAAATACAAGATGGATCACCCGTTTGGGCTAATATATATGGTGGAGGCTTTGGTCAAGGATTTGCTTGGCAGAGTGGTTTTTATGGTATACAACCAGAAGTTAGTCAAATCAATGGTTGGTTTACTATTAACGAAAGAGAAAATAAGTTTTCCTTCTCTAATGATTTAGTTGATCGCTTAATCATTTTAGAGTATATTTCTGATGGTTTAGCATATGATCTAGACACTAGAGTACCGAAAATGGCAGAAGAAGCTATGTATGCTTATATACTACATGCTATTGTTTCTACTAGAGCTAATCAACCGGAATATCTAGTACAAAGACTACGTCAAGAAAAAAGTGCTAAATTAAGAAATGCTAAAATAAGATTATCTAATATCAAGCTTAACGAATTTGTTCAAGTTATGCGAGGTAAATCTAAATGGATAAAATCATAAATTAAATGGCTGAAATTAAAAATACTTTTCTAAGGTCCAAAATGAATAAAGATTTGGACGATAGATTAATACCAAACGGTGAGTATCGTGATGCGCAGAATATATCTGTAGGTAAATCAGAAGATGCTGATGTAGGTGCTTTAGAAAATATTATAGGTAACGCTAATATAACTAGTTCATTACCGTATGATTCTAGTTGTGAAATTATAGGTTACTTTTCTGACAATAGTAATAACAAAATAATAACTTTTGTAACTAACTATACAGATCCTAATCCATCTAGTCCAACATATGTATCTGATGCTAATAAAGCAACACCGACTCCTAGCCCACTTAACGAGTGTCATATATGTATTTATGACCAAAATAATCCTGGTTATCAAAAAATAGTAAGTGGAGAGTTTTTAAACTTTTCTACAACTAATAAAGTTTTAGGTGTTAGTTTAATAGAAAACTTATTATTTTTTACAGATAATAGAAATCAACCTAGAAAAATAAATGTTGAAACAGCTATAAGTAATCCTAGTTATTATAATACTGAAGATACTATATCTGTAGCTAAGTATAATCCATACGAGTCTATAAGTTTACTAAAAAAAGTAAAGGGTAAAACTACCGCTGCTACAACTAGTGGGTCTACTATAACTCTAGAAAGTGTTGACGGTATTGAGCAAGGTATGTTTGTTACAGCTGTTAATGATGATGAAAGTATAGCGATACAAGGTTTAGATTTTGTAACCGTAGCATCTATAAATAGTACAACAAAAGTAGTAACTTTACAAACGCAAGTTGGAGCTACAACAACTCCAGTAAGTGCTAGTGTTACTGTTACTGATAACGCTATAGTTACATTTTTAAAGTCTACAATGACTAATGAAGAAAATGTTGCGAGTTGGCCAGGTGATCCCGATTTATTAGAAGATAAATATGTTAGATTTTCATATAGATTTAAGTTTGATGATGGAGAGTACTCTTTAATGGCTCCTTTTACTCAAATAGCATATGTACCTAAACAAAAAGGTTATTTTAACAGCGGAGATGAAGACGCTTCATATAGATCAACAATTTTAGATTTCATGGAAAATGAAATGAATAACATGGAGTTGTTGATACCTTTACCTTCAAAGGGGACTAATTTAGAAGAAGAATATAAAATAACCTCTATAGATGTATTATATAAAGAGTCAGACGCTTTAACTGTCAAAGTTTTAGAAACATTACCTATAGGTAAAATACCAGCAACTGACTTACAAACGAACATTTATTCTTATCAATACCAATCAAGAAAACCTTATAAAACATTACCTCAAGCTGAAACAACTAGAGTTTATGATAAAGTTCCTGTTAGAGCATTATCTCAAGAAACTTCAGGTAATAGAGTTATGTATGGTAATTTTTATGATAAATACTCCTCACTTGATTCTATTGATTACTATGTAGGTTCTAACCAAAAAAATACTACTAGTTTTGATTCTTGGGTAGAATATCCTAACCACACTTTAAAACAAAACAGAAACTATCAAGTTGGTTTTATTTTAGCAGATAAATTCGGAAGACAAACACCTGTTATATTATCTCCCGTAGACTTAACTGGTATAAATAGTGGTACTGTAGAATTTAAAGGTGGTTCGACTATTTATCATCCTTATTATGATGGCTCTACCCAGCCAAACATTCAACAATGGTTCGGAGATGCTATCCAAGTAGTTGTTCAAAATAAAATATCAAACGGTATAAACGATAAAAATACTTTAACCGAAGCAGGTTTATATGCGGTGCAATATCAAGATCCTACTAAAAGCGGTGTTGGTTTTTCTATTAGCTCAGCTACGTTTAATTCAGTTGACCAAAAAGAGATAACATTTATTTTGAATACTAGTTTCCCAAATAATGCTAGTCTACCTAGAGTTGGTGATTATTTAAGAGGTCAATATAGAGATTATGTAAAAGTAACTAATGTTAGTTTAGGCCCAACAATTATCACAGCTGATGGAGCTATAAGCGATAGCTATTTACATAAAGAGTTTTTAACTAACGATATAAAATTTGCTTATACTATAAATCAAATTGGTTGGTATTCGTATAAAGTTGTAGTAAAACAAACAGAACAAGAGTATTATAACTGTTATTTACCTGGAATACTTAATGGTTATCCAAGCCCACAAACTGGTGCTCCAGCATATCCAACAGGTGAAACCAATAAAACTGCTCACATAGTATTATTAAATGATAATATAAATAAAATACCTAGAGACTTATCTGAGGTTGGACCAGATCAAAAGCAGTATAGAAGCTCTGTACAGTTATTTGGTAGAGTTCAAAATAATTCAGCAACACAAAATACACAATACTTTCCAGCTAGAACTACAGATACAGTGTCTACAATAGCTACAGCTAGCGATTTAAACATGAGTAGTAGTGATATAAGCAGTATTTCTAATTTTTATCAACTAGATACTAACCCGCTTATAGGTAGAATATCTACATTGTCACAGGCAATAGGTGTTACTGAAAGCACTATGGTACCTATATTAGCTGTATATGAAACAGAACCTGTAAACTCTTTGTTAGATATATTTTGGGAAACCACTACAACTGGATTAATTTCTGATTTAAATGAAGATATTCTAACTGGATCTAATTCTCCAGTAAGTTTATCACCTATTGGTTTTTCATTTTTAGAAAATCAAGATCCTAATGGTTCTGGAACAGGTACAGGTAGTAGTAATTCTCCTTATGTAACTGATGTTTTTTATCCTGTATCACCAGAAGGAAATTCTTTAACTAATACTACATATGTTAGTTTTACGGCTACAGATAATAACAACCCAACAAATAATTTAGGTGAATTTTTTATTATTGAACAAGACACTGTTAGCACTAGTCCTACTTTTGGATCTTATAGAGTTAAATTAAATAATAATCCTTTTTTAAACTTGGGTTATACATATTTTTCTAAAGATTATCTAACTAACAACTCTTATAATTTTTCATTAAGTATACGAGATGCAAGTAACGATATAGTTACATTCAACTTTACAGGTTCTTTAACTAACGTTGATCCATACTTATCTCAAGCAACACCACCTTTAATGAACCAACCAACATCGCCTTTATCTTTAATAACTGTGCAACAAGTTGGTGATTCTGGAAATAGTTTACAAATTGGAGATTTAGGTTCACCAGTTAATGGAGCTTTTAGATATTCTCCTGAGGCTATAAGTCAAGTTGGTGTATTTTTTGATAGCGTACCTCCTGTGCCTACTACCGAAATAGCAGAATCTGTAACTATAAATCACGAAACAGCTCTTGCTTTTAGAGGATATGAATGGTCTGAAGGTTATTACACTTTAGGTTTAAAAGTTAAAGACGCCTTACTAAGTTTTAATTCAGGTCAAAACGGAATTAGTTCGCAACCATTTGTTTCTTCTGGTACTAATACTAGTATATTATATGAACAGCCTGTTAGAGTTGTTCCTGGTACATGTAACTTAAATACTAGCTGTCAAGTAGATCCTGCTAGTGGTACTAGAGAACAATCTTTTGCTACTACTACAACTTTAACACCATATAAGAATTATGGTTGGAGGTTTGGTTCTGCAAGTGGAGGTAACCCTGTTGATCCTAGCGATTCTCTTGGCTTTACTGATGTTCAAGAGGTTTCGACAGATGGTTTGAAAAATGGTACAGTTCTTTTTGATTTAATGGTAGAAACTGAATCAAATTCTACAACAACCTTAAATGGTAATTTTAAATGGAGGATATGGTATAGATCCAATAGTTCTAGTACTTGGACCTTAAATAATGTTATTGATACTAACGGTGTTGATTTAAATACTAGTAATGGTACAGTTTCTTCAAACGGCTGGATAGATAACGCTGGACAGGACCTTGAATGTCAATCTACTACTACTTCAGGTAATAAATCACAAATACATATACCTATAGCTTTAAGTAAAAAAGGAGAATACTTTATACAGGTTAGAGGTTATAAAAATGGTGATTATGGTGATGTTACAAGTTGGGTTAATGCTACTGATGCTAATTATCCTTCATGTGTGCCTCAAGAAGGAGTTAACACGATAAGCGGTACAGGTAGAGATGCTGATTATTTTGAATACAATTTAACAACTAACTCTTCTAGCCTTTCGTGTCCTTCAGACGCTTTGGATAAAACAGCATATGCAAGAACACCTTATGCTCATGTTATTAGTCAGTTGTTCACAGACACTGCCTTAACAACTGGTGATTCTGGACCGTGGACAAGTAATGAATATAATGCTTATAAATATAATCCTCAAACACCTGCTAATAGTATTACTGCTACTAAATATAGTGCTCAGTTCGAAAACGACATAATTAATTCGTCTAATGGTAGAACTATAAAAGGTATTGTTAAGGATATAACTGGTATTGATAGAATAAAATGCGACACTGCTGGTGAATTTCAAAATCTTCAATATCAAGTATACTATAATATAAATTATTAATGTAATATATTAATAAAATAAGTGATAATAAAATATGTCAGCAACTTTAGAAGTAAAATATTTTAACTCTTTCTGGATAAAGAAAATGAAGTCTATAACCGACGCGGCTACAGTATATGAAGATATTGTACCTGGTGGTTATGCTGCTAGTACGTCTAGTCCAAATGAAGACTGGTATATAGAAGAAGCTAGAATAAGAGGTGGTTATAATAATACTTCAGTAGATTTTGGTGTAAAAGCATATTTAGTTGAAGAGAATATTCAACAACAGCATAGATTTAATTCTATTATATATTCTGACGTATTTAATTCCAGAACAGGTATAAATAGAACTAATGTATTTTCTGTTGGTGAAGACATAATTAAATCAGCAGACCCTGCTAATGGCTCTATACAAAAATTA